AGAATATCTCCCCCCAGATGGAGATATTGTTGGTGAAACTACTTCACTAGTAACAGGAGAAACAAAATATGATCCTGTAACTAAAATACTATCTTCAGCACCCTCTTTAAAAGCTTTAGCACTAATAACTAAATTTGAGTCTATCAATAGAGGACCAGTATATTGAGTAGAATTATTATTAATATCTACAGTAGAAGATCCTAACGCATATCTTATTGTAGCCTCACTAGTAGGACAACTTAAAACAACAGAAATCAAGTCTTTATATTGTCCTGGCTCAGGGATTAAAACAGGAGCTAATACTTGTTCTGTATCATTAGACGAAACAATAAAAACAGCAGAAGAGGCATCACTATCAATCCATCCACTTTGAAAAGCTTTTGCCTTTACAGTAGTATCACTAATCACAAAAAAGGGACCACTATAAATAAAAGAACTAGAAGATGGATCGCTTCCATCCAAAGTATATCTTATATGCGTTCCATTATCCGCCCTTAAATAAACCTGAACTCTATCAGAATATGTACCACCATTAGGATAAATTGTTGGAGATTTCACTTTAGGAGTAACAAAAGGCGGAGCAGTAAAAGAAACATAAGAAGTTGCACTTGCTGAATTTATATTATTATAAACATCGGGGAAAGCTTTGGCTGCTATTATAATGTTGTCACTAATTCCGCCATCGTTCCCCTCTCCAAGTTGTATTTGAAATTGACTATAATATTTGGTATAACTTTCAGTAGGAACTACTAATATTCCTCCATATCCTATCGAATAATAAATATCAACGTTTGGAGTAGAGCAACTAAGAGAAATAGTAACATAATCTCCCCTATTATATTCTCCTCCATTTGGAGAAATTAAAACTACATTAGCCATTTGTAAAGTCATTTTTTTTTCTCTTTAATTAAATTTTACTTTTTATATAAAAATATTATAAATCCATATCCGATTAATTTTTTCTATCTATCTTAGAAATATATTTTTTTATATTATCAGGAACTATATTTATAAAGCACCCTGATAAATACTTAATTTCATCATTATTACAATAAAAATATATTGGAAATCTGTTTATAGAAATAATATCATCATAATTAACAATACTTCTAACTTTAAAATGAAAATTTCCAATGCCCTGTTCACTAATTATTACTGTAAATTTTTTATCATTAATTTCTAAAATAATACGATTATTTTTAATAGCATTAATAAACACATGAACTGTATCATAAATCCCTGTTACAGAAGGATTTATTGATATTTTTATGTCATTATTTTGTAAGAAATTACCATAATTTAAAGAATATAAAATAGGAATTATGTTTTTTAGCTTATATCCTCCTAAATTATTTTTTTCTTCAATTTCTACAAAAATAGTTACTTCAGATTGATTAAAATTATCTAATATCCTTAAATCTATTTTTTTTGAAAAATAGTTTTCTAAATTTTCAACAATAAAAGAATCTAATACCTCATTATTAGAAATATTTTTAATAGTTATTTTACAACCTAGTATATCATCTGTATTAATAAAGTTAAATACTATATTTTTAGAATCCTCTATTGTTCCTCTATTAGAAGATAATTTAACATTAAAATCCATAAATTTGACCTAACATTTGATAAAACATATTTTCTATTTTTGCATAATTAAATTTAGTTTTAACTAATTCAATTCCTAACTTCGACTTTTCTTTTGCAACTGAATAATTTTCAAAAACTTCTTTCATTTTATTTTGAACATCTTTTCTATCTACAAATGCCCATTTTTTATCTTTAAATTGAGGTATTCCATCCATATCTTTCTTAAAAATAAAACCCTTAGGTTCTATTAATGTAGCAGTCTCATTATTTGCATAGTCTTTACTTCCAGCAAAATTAGTTGTAATTATTGGAACTCCTAGAGACATACATTGTAATCCTGGAAGTCCAAACCCTTCTCCATATCCAGGGGATATCAAACAATCAAAAGATTTTAAAAAACTAGGTAATTTATAATCTTCTATTATATTAGATTCATAAATAATAGGTGAAAATCCTTTATCTTTTATAAAATGTTTTTTAACCTCTTCAATATATTTCTTAGCCTCAACTACTCTATCTGTTTTTATCACAAGTTGAACATTATCTAAACTAGAAAATTCATTTAACCACGCCTCTATCAAAACCTCATATCCTTTTCTTTTTTTCCATGTTCCAAAAAATAAAAAAGTAAATTTATCAAATTTTTTCATAGGAAAAACATCTTCATTAAAAATATCAACATCTAAACAATGAGGAATATAGAAAATAGGCTTTTTTATTCTTTCGTGCGAAAATATTTTATAATTAAATTCAGACGGCGATATTATTGCATCATTTGTATTTAGTATATTTATCCAATCAAAAGGTGGAGAAAATGTCTCAAATGTAGCAAAACCAATATTTTTTTTATTTTTAGATATTCTTTTTTGAATAGTTGGAATACAATGAAAAATTTGTATTGCATCTTTGTCTTTATTTATTTTTTCCATTTCAGAAAATATTTTTCTTTTATTAGAACTTATTGAAGAAGATCTATTCCCTCCCGGAAAAGTAGATAAAGATATATTATATTTTTTACTTTTATATAATGCTAAAATTAAATCTTGAGCCGCCTGAGAATATCCACTACTATTTAAAAAAGCACAATAATTTATTTTTATTTTTTCCATAAAAATGTCTCAACTTCTTAAAATCATTATTATTAATAATAATATCGACTTTAAAGACTTAAAACAACATTATTTTCAATAGTAGTTTTTATGTTATTGATTATATTAAAACTTCCAGACCCATAATTCCAAGTTATTACTCCAAATGAATTTAACTTTATTATCCTTCCGCTAACTTCTCCAAAACTTGATTCTGATACAAAACTATTCCCTAAAGAATCCATATCTATATCTGTTGGATATAATCCATCGGGAGAAATATAAAAATTAGAAAAAGTATTATTATTTTTATCTAATAAAATAACATACCCTCTATAAGAATTAAGAGCATCTAAGGCCGCTGCTCTAAATTTGATTTTATCCGTAACTATTGTAGAGTTAGATATTAATTCACTTCCAGTTAATCCCCCAGTGATAACAGTGCCTTCTTTTATTCCAGCTATTAAAAATTTATTGTCTTCATATTCATAAATCCCACCTAAAGAAAAATCAGAAAATTTTATAAAATTAGATGAATATTCTATTGAATTTGTTTCTGTGTTCAACTCAACTAAGTTAGGAACATTTTCAGTGCTAACAGAAGAAGTAAATAAAATAGGATCATATAATATAGAAGAATTTCCAAAAATAAGATTCCCATTATCTCTTTTTTTGCAAAATATAGGATGCAATATTCCATCAATATAAGTAAAATCACCGATAAAACATTCCCATCCATAATATCCCATAGGAATAAAATTATTATTATTTGCAATAGATTCAGTAAACGCCCCGTTCCCAATAGATACCGTTAACCCAGATGTCACATTCGTAAGAAATGATTGAGTAGCCTCAGATAATTCAATTTCTATAACTCTGCCCTCTAATTTATCAACTTCTACTATTGTATCACTTTCAGTCAAAGACATTTTTAAAGAACCAACATATAATGAAATTTTTGTAATATCTAAAATTTCAACTGATTTTGTAAATACAATAGATAAAATCTTAGAAACTGGATTATAAATAAAAGATAAAGGATATAAATCAGTATGAGAACTATAGCTAGACCCCCATCCTTTTATTAAATTTCCACTACTATCAACCTCTAAAATTCTATTATTTCTAGTATCCGTAATTAAAAAGTTTTTATTATATTGTCTAATAGCAGATGATAAAAAGTCAAATTTTCTATAAGGGTTATTTATCCAATTAATTGCCTGGTTTGTAGATATAGGCATTTTATTTCCACTAAAGCCATTTACCCCAGAATTCAAATTATCAATTTCACTTATAGAATCATTGTTAGAAAAAAATAATCCACCAACATTAATAGGAGAAGATAATATAATATCTGATAAACTCGTCTCAATATTACTGTAAGTTCCTCTATCCCAATCTTCCGCAGAATTAATCTCAAATCCTGTAAATTCTCCACTAAATAATGTTTTTAATTCTAAAGAAGTTAAAATAGGAGAAGAAATAAGATCTTCTGATAATAATGTTACCTCTATTTCAATAGCAGTCCCATTTATAGCAAAAATTTCTCCAGAACGAATAGGAAAACTATAAGAGGATCTTGATAATAATTCTATTGCAGATGCTGTTTTAACTCTTATTTCTATATTTGTGTTTTCAGGAGTTAATATGTCATAATTTAAAGAATAAAAAACAATATCAGATTCCGAAGAATATCTATATCTTATAATCCCACTTGGAGGAACTAAATTTGTTTTTCTAACATGAATATTGTCAATATAAAAATAAAAATCTTCATTTAAATCTTCAGTATAAAATACAAGTTTTGTAACGTTAGAAACATCTAAAGAAGACATATTTATTACAATTTCCTCAAATTCATTTTTAGTCATATCTGAATTTGTTGTAACATTATCTTTCTCTATTAAAGTATAAGGTCCATAAAATTTTTCTTTATTTTCTTCTTCTGAATTTGTATCATAATAAAAAATCTTTAGAAAAACAGATTCATGAACTTGATTCGTAGTTTTCACCCAAAGAACAAACTCATCATAAGTTCCACTCCAATTTTCTCCAATATTCGCAGCTATGTCTGTTCTTAAATCTCTTGTATATTGAGCAATTAAACTTACTTTCGCATTAAAAGCTCCAGCAGAATCTCCTTCTATCTTATTTTGATCAGATATCTCTGAAACTACTCCTATAGTTTGATCTGAAGGAATTATTTCAGAAATAAATTCATTAATACTTTCCCCTTGTCCTAATCTATTAAACCCTTCTATTATTTTTATATTTTCTGAAGATCTGTCTAACGAAACTTCAGCATTTTGAATAATAATATTATTTTTAAAATAATAATTTGATAGTGATTGCTGATCATTCCAATATATAGAAGAAAAAATACCAGTACTAGCTGGATATCCGCTTATACAATTATTAATTAAATCAACACTTGCAGTACTTGCATCGAAATCAATAAAACTATCTGGGCTTATTCCTGGAATTAAAATAAATTCATTTATAAAATTTTCATCTACAGTCGTAAACATATATTTTAAAAATATAGCTGTTTTTAATAAATTAACAGTAGAAATCTCTCCTAACAATTCTTTATTACTTTTTGATAAAGTTTTTGCAAAAGTATCTAGAGCGGCATGTGTTAATAATCCATTATTTTTTAAATCATTATGATCAATAAGAGGAAGTCTTCCAGAATCAAATACTCCAGAAGTTATTTTATTAACATCTATATCTCCAATTCTAGCTCCAGGTAATTGATTTTTTACTTCATCTTGCAAATCTATTTTACTAGGGCTTCCTCTATGTTTATGATTATTAACCTCTTCTTCAATTAAAGCTTCAAAAGAAATTAAATCTTTTACATTATTATCTATTAATAAGACACTATTTTCTCCAGTAGTAACCTGTGCTATTTTTAATCCATTTCCATAATTAGAATCAGAAAGAACGTAAATAAAATCAACTGATCTTGTTCTTAAAGTAGACCCATTTAAAACAGCTATAATATCAAGAATACTATTTGCTGGAAGATTTGATATAGTTGACGGAATAGAGGTCTCTGATGCTAAATAATTAATAATTCCAAGCCCCCCATCTACTGAAACAGATATCCCAGTTCTAGCTGAAAATCCAGCATCTCTAACTGTCCATCCTGAAACAACTCCATTTCCGAATATACTATAAAGACCGTATAGTTGTTTATCAATTAAAACAAATCTATCCATTTCTTTTTGAACACTCAAAGAAGAATCTAATTGATCTCCAAAATCAAAAAAGTAAAGTCCGAAATTTTTAGTTTGTCCCATTTCTATTCTCCATTATGGACCAGTAATCAAATTTGTTGATAAGAATCCAAAAGTAGCATAATCATTGCTTTTAATATTTTTTAAAATTAACCCGTCATATCCAGTAGGACCACTTCTCATTTGGGAAGCTCCTCTGTTTATTAAATTATCATTAGAGGTAATAGCGCTATCTATTCTTTTATCTATTTTTCTATTATAATTTCTTGCTAAATTATCAACATTAGTCCCATTTAAAAAAGACATAATTTTAAATTCTCCTTATTCTTTAAGTTCTTGTAGGTTGTATCTGTTGGAACATCTCACATTCAAGAGTCATCCACCAAGAATTAGTCTTAGGATCTAATTTATGGTCAACTTTTACTACTCTTGCTTTTATCTCGTTCACACTAATAATGTCTAATGCTCTTACTGGTAAACCGTAACTTTCAAAGTTAAAAGTTATAGGAGGTCTGAACATACTTCTATAAAAATTCATTATAGCTGCAGCATTTTCCTGAGATCCAAAAGACCCTTCTTCTTGATAAAAAGTTTTAAGATACCCAATAAATCCCTCTTTAGTTGGGTCTTCTATTGACCCCCACTCTAAATCATCAGCAAAAATAGGGGTCATATCTGGAGTATTACTTAACGTTTTAATATGATTATAAACTGTTTCTACACTAAATCCCCAATTCAATGTATTAAAAACTAATTGACCTGGGTATAACGACGCAGAATTTGAATCTATTAAAGATAAATTTGTTGGAGTAGTTGTAAACTTAAATAATGGACTAAAAATATTAGAAATAGCCCCAGTTGCTTCTTCTCTAACTAAATCAAAATAGTCTTCATAATGAGCTATTCCAAACTGATCAAAATAAAATAATTTTCCAGACCTTTCTGCTATTTTTTGTATAGCTGAAAACAAAGGTTCTCCATCTTTAAATTTAAATGCGGGTTGTTCAAATCTTTGATATCCACTTGGAAGAGCATATGGTTTATATATAAATTTTCTACCATCTCCATATTCTCCAACAGTAACATCTTGTATTCCATTAGCTAAAGTATCTATAATAAAACCAGGATCATAGGGGGATAAAGACTTAAAACCAGCTAAATTTAATATTTCATTTATCGCACTTCCGTCTCTCATTCCGTCAAACCATGGAGAATTAAAGAAAAATTGATCTTGCAATATTTTAGTATAATCATAAATTTTACAATTCATTATTTTGCTTTCAGCTTTATGCTCTATTGTTCCTCCAAATATTAATCCAGTGAACATCCTATAAAATCCTTTTAACTTAGAATAATTATCTTGAGAATCATTTACTCCAATAAGACTATTACTTCCAGTTAATTTTTTATAAGAATTTTGAGAATTGTCAGTTGACTTATATCCTGCCCATATTTCTACATAAAAAGTTTTATTTAAAAGACTATATAAATAATCTGCTTTAGGATTAGACCCACTTCCATACCCGTTTAATAAAAAACTTATACTAGCCGAATGGTCTATTAAATTAAAACCAGAAGAAGACCAATTATCATTGTAAGATAAAATAAGTTCACTTACTTCCATTGGGAAAGAATTAATATTTTGATCTGGAATTGGACTATAATTCCCATTTGTCCCATCGTCCCATCTAGATAATGGATTTTGAGCAGCAGTAAATCGGATACTAGAAATAATAGGAGTCTTACAACTCAATAATATCCATTCTGAGTCATCTAAACTTTCAACATTAGCTTTAATAATATATTTATTTCCCTCTTTAGCATAAATATCTTTAACCTCTTCTTCTAAAAACAAATGATCTCCAGCCAATAACCCTATATTTACAGAAAAGTTTTCCATTTTCCTGTTTGGATCACTTTTTGAATCTTGTTTGTTTTTATATACCCATATAGTAGAGTGTCTTAAAGAAAATCCACTTTTAGTATTTGCTTCTGAAAATTCTTTTAGTGTTTGTCCATAAAAAAAATAACCAAATTTATAATAATTATCAACGGGGGTTTTATCTTTTTCTATATGCTCCCAATAAGAGCAGGCGTCTTGCGTAAACAATCTATTTCCATAACTAGGAGGAATGTTCAAAGACTTTACTATTTCTTCTGCCTCAATATCAGAAACAGTAAACTTAATTTCATGATCAACTCCATATGGAAGTGAAATATATGGAGGAACAGGAAGAGGGTCTTCTGGGGAAACAGTGTAAACTCTATCTCCTCCTTCTTTTCCGGTTGTTGCTCTTTCTCCTTCGGTTAAAATTGGTTGAGGAGGATAGTTTAATTCTAAAAAAGGAACACCATATTGGAGGGGACCGAACACAATTCCACAAGCCATATTTCCCCCCCAAATATATAAATCTCCCCTATCTACAAATATCATTCTTGGTATTGTTTTAACATTAAGATCTCCATTTTTTTCAGATCCACTTATTTCTAAGTCATCTCTAGTGCAAATCCAAACAGGAAGATCTATTCCTTCTCCCTCAAAAGCAATTATTATTTTTCCTAAATGATTTCTTACTGTCATCCTAAAAGAAGGAACACGCAATAAATATTTTCCTACAATTTTTTTATATATAGAACAAACAAAGGATATTCCATCAACGATTGTTACTAAAACAGGATTTCCTCTTTCTGTTATAATTATAAAATAATGTTGGTCGTTTACCCCCATATCTCCCATCTCTATTACGTAATAAGCTTGGTCACTAAAATCATAAGTTTTTACATCTTCTGAATTTTCATCAATTTTATATCTAACTGCATTATTAATTGGAAATTTTTCTGAAGACCCTCTATATGATTTCATATTTTGAGAAGGATCTAATCTAACATCTAAACATTTATATTTATCTTGATTTATATATAAATTACTATTTTCTTTGTATTGGGTAGGACTTGTATCTTTTGTTAATTTATGAAATTCTATAAAAAAATCTTCCCCTCTATATAAGGGTGTTTGTTTTTTTAATCTCCAATGAATTCCCTGTTGAGTATCATCAACTGTAGCTATTTGAGCCATCATCTGAGTATCTTTTATTGAAAATGATGTTAAGTCAGGAGTTACTCCACTGGCGTCAGAAGAAAGTCCACTTAAATATGTTTTATAAAAATCTTTCTTATAATCTAATTTCAAATCATTTGAATTAGCCTGAGAATCAGTATTTATTTTTCTATATCTCCAAACTCCACCATAAGAAGATCTATTTTTACATTTTACTAATAACGAACCTTCAGTAACTGCTCCAGCTCCAGAAGACTGAGTATCTATAACTAATTGTTTGAAAACACTTTCAACTAAAAAGAAAGATTGTTCTTTTTTATATCTAGTTTCATTTACTCCAAAAACAGAACTGTTTTCCCCACCATTCTCAATATAAGCCCAATAATATTTTCCATCTTCTGTCTTTTTTTGAGTTAATTCAAATAAATAATTATGTCTATAAACATATTTAGGGACTAAATGCATCCCCTCTAAATAATCTGTAACAGCTATATTTTCTGCAAAACTAGCTGGAGCAAATTTAGCAATATTTGGAATAGTACTAGCATTAAAAACAACAACATCTTCTACTTTTCCACTTTTACAAAAAGGACAATGCCTATTTATAAAACATTTCATTTGTAAAAGACCAGAATTTATAGCAAAATTAATAGGAATCCTATTACCAAATATATCTTCTATACTATGTTTATCTACAGGGATTCCACTAGATGATTCCCCCTTTGAAATATCTATATTAGAAAAGTCTTCTGCTGAAATGTTTATATTATATATATCTGCCATTATTTATTCCCTACATTCTTCATTAATGTTTCTGGAAAAACACTCCACCCTTTTATAGATAAAGAATTTAAAACAAAATTACTATCTTTATAAAATACTCTAATTATTCCATTTTTTGAAGTTATTCCGTAAGGTTGAGTATCCACATCCACATCAAAATTTTCATCAAAAGAATTTAATATTTCTTCATTCAAATAATTATCAGGGAAAAAAATAGGAATATCAGAATCTTGGTATAATACATTATTTTGAATTTCTATAATTTTTCTTCTTTTTAACTCTTCGTCTAATTTTCCAACTAAAAATAAAGGATTAGAAAGATTTCCTTTAGAGATAGATAAATATTTATCTAAGTTAGATTTATTTTTTAATTCTTTTCCATCTAAAAATCTAACAAACATCATACTATTATAAAAATATAATAAACCTAAATTATCATCGTCGTAATAGTTTTTTATTACTTGTAAGTTCTTAATTTCATATGTTTTTCCTTTATTTTCACTATCTAATAAATAGTCTTTATGAAATTCTTTTCCTTCAATATCTTTTGACCAAGAAATAAAATCTCCACTAGATAAAATAGTTAATTTTCCTTCTTTAACAATAAATAACCTCTTTACTCCACTTTTATCAATACAAAAAGAATAAGAAAAATCTGTAAATTCAGAATTTAAAAAACTATTATCTGAAGAAAAAATAAATCTCGGAGAAATAGTAGAAAATAATTCTTTATCTCTCAAAGAATTATATATTTTTAGTTGCTCTTGAAAATATGGGTCTGCTTGATTTCCATAAACAAAATAACTAGAAGTTTTTCTTAATAATTTTCCATTCTCAGAATATTTAAATAAAGAAGAAGATTCTATATTATTGTTATCTGTTGTATATTCATCATATGTTAAAGGAGGAGTATATTCTACAAAAACATCTTTTAAGGAAAATAATTTTGGGTCAATAATTGAAAGCATCAAAAAAGCCCCATTTAAACAATAAAATAATTTTGCATATCCAGTATTCTGATCTAAAACAGCCAAAGGAGAAGAAGCTGTTTCATTTTTAGTTAATCTAATAATATCTTTGTTTCTAACCCAAGAGGCTCCATTATCAAAAGAAAAAGCAACAGAAATATTATTACTATCTTCATCTTCGTAAAAAATTACAGTCTTTCCATTATTATCATAAACTACAGAAAATCTACTTGAATTAATTTTAAATTGATCAATATTTCCATCTATAAAAATTCCTCTAACTTGTTTTATATCTAAATATTTAAAAATATCACCAATAAAAGATATATTTTGAGAACTATAATTCCCACATCCGAACATATACCCTTTTTCATATTTATCATAAGTTATTGGTAAAAAATTATTATTTATAACACTATTATTATCTTTAAAATATAAAGCAAAAGATTTTAAATTCTCAGGAATACTTGAATTTATATCTTTTAAATTATAAGATAAAGTCATGCTTTTTAGTCCCCATCTGCTTCCAAATTGAGATGAAGGAATAGTTATTGTTGGATTATCCGAATTAAAATCTAATTTAAATTTATCTTCAAGTAAATCTATTTCTATACAATAAACATCTTTAATGCTTTGATCATTAATATGGATAACTTCATCCATAATAGAAATACCACTACTAAAACTTGGATAAGTTCCTAATATTTTATCATATCCTATATATTTATCTAAGTTATAATCAAAAGGCTCTCTATTATGATTTTTTCTCCAATCTAAAGATGTAAAACTAAATCCCTCATCAAAACCAGAATCTGCAATAAGGTGATAAGATAAAGCATTGTTAACAGTATTATCATTAAAGGCCAAAGTTGTTTCGTGAGTGAAATCATTTCTATCTGCAGAAATATTATCTGAAATAGAAGATAAGGTGTCCGCATATACCCAGCTATATGTATTTAAACAATTTCCTCCAATCTTTTCAATATATATTCTTGTTTTTTGATTATATTCTCCCCCAAAATACGGAGTTTCAAATTTCCAATAAGAATTAGAATATCCTCCACTAGGACGCCATTCTAAAAATTGATTTTCTATATAATCTCTTGAAAAATAAACTCCTGGTCCATCCGACACATCGTATGTATGACAACTATAATTAGAAATATCAATATCATATCCACTTTCGCATGGATTTAACTTTAGCGGAGTTTTACATAAATTATCAAATTCTATCAAAGAAAAATCAACATATTGAATTTTGTTCTCATAACTAGGAAAATATCCTTTCATTTTAGAAACAAAGGAATCTAAAGCAATTTGATCTCTTGCTGTTGACATCCAAAATTGTAAACCTTGAGAGGTGGCAACTAAATTAGCACATAAATCTAATAATGGGAAATTTAATAGTTGAGGGAATTCAATTGAAGATAAATATTTTGCAAACACAGAATAATATGGGACTTTTTGAGTATCAAATAAAAGACAATTAGAAGCTTCGCTTACATCAAAAAAACACTCCTTAATATCTTCAGGAGAAATTTTTTCTTCAAATTTATAATACCTACTAGGAACAGATTCCCCTTTATTATTTGTTATTTTATCTACTAGACCAGAAAAATTATCTATATAATTCTTAAACCATTCTTTTTCTTTCATCTCTGAATAAGAAACAACTACAGAAGAGATAATAGAAATAGAAGTTTTATAACACAATAATATTCCTCTATAATCTGCCGCCCAGAAATAATCAATATGATTACTTAAAACGCTATTCATTCTCCATCCATTATATTTTACGTAAAAATCACTCATTCCTTTTTGTTTAAATAAAACATATCCATCTGAATATATTTTATAATATTCATCTCTTGTTGTTTCCTTATATGGTAAATTATATCCAACCCATTCTTTTATAGAGTATTCATGTATATCTAATTCACTTCCTATCTCTGCCATTTTAGAAGATACCCCATAACTTGTATCTTGAAAAATTTTACCCAAATGTCGTATAGTTTGCCTTCTATGCCTTTTTGTAGATACAGACATAGTTACACATAAAATATCACCCTCTTTTATATTGTCTGTTTTTATTCTTATTGATTTACTAGAAGCATCATTTAAATTATTAGAGGAAAAAGGATATGATTTTTTCCCAGAAACATTAGGATTGTCTCCTCTAAATTTTATCTGTCTTTCATCATAAATTATTTCTATAAATAATTGTTCTTGACCTTCCTCTAATATCTCATCAACTTTGACATAGGCATTCCCAGCCCCTCCAAATAGCCCATTAGTATCTGTCGCTCCAGAAATTAATCTTTTTCCTACCCCTTCATAAACTCCAGATGAAAATTTTCCTATTTTTTCAATTTGATCTTGAGATAAATTTAACGCAATAAACTCATCCCCTTTAGACACTTCTTTTACTACGCCTAAAACAGATAAAACATCCCAATCAAAAGTAACTATTCCAGTATCTTTAATTTTTTTATCAACTAAAACTCTATAATTTATTTTTGTTTCTGCATCACAAATACTATAGGTTAATTCTGTAGTTCCAGAAGTTATTCCCCCAACATTAATTGGCAATAAACTAGCTCCTGCCCAAAAAATAGAACCCCCTCCTATACCGCCAAAACTAGTCAAGAAAACAGGGTCTATAACTGACGTTAACGCATTTTTTAAAACTTTTCCAAATATAATTTCTAATTTTAATTTAGACGCAGGAAGTTGTTTTCTTCTTTCGTTTATCTTTATTATTTCTCCAGAACTTGCATCTCTAATAACAGTATATCTAACTCCTTTTTCTGGACTTGAAAGACGAACCATATTAAAATTTTTAGGATCATGTTCTTTTGTTAAAAATGGATAAATATACCCATCTGTAATTAAATCAGAATTATTAAAACATATAAAGCCAATTGGAGAGTTATAAGCCATTTAACAATTACCGTATTCCCCCAGTAAGTTTAGATGCAATGCTAGAAGCCATTTGTTCTAAAGCTGGTCCCATTTTTTCTGATATTTTTTGAGCTAATTTATCCAAATCTTTTACTTCTATGTGGACATTTACGGAAGGCAAATTTAAATTTTGACCAGCAGAAGCAGATAATCCAGAGGCATCATACCCCATAGTCCCAGCTTCAACCGCCGCGCTTTTCATTTGATCACTAGCAAAAACTAATGCTCCCCCTCCCTTAGACATAGTTTGCTTTGTCTGGTTCTCCATACTCTTCATTAAATAATCTCTCTGTCCCATCTCTAACGCTCTTACTCCCCCCTGTCCTCCCATTAGTTTATCGGCTTGAGTCTCATATGCTAATCCCTTATGTGCTCCAGCTATTTGACCTCCAATGGTTAATTTTTCACTTTTCCCATACCCCATTCCTCTCCCCATCGCACCAGACATACTCGTTAAAACAGCCTTATTTCCCAACATAGATAACATACTTCCAGTATTTTTTTCTTGAGACATAACAATCTTTGAAAAAGCTCCAGCACCTGTATTCATTGCTCCGACTGCTGAAACCCATCCATCTCTTAAGGATTTTACCGTAGATGCCTGATCTAATTGTTTTTGATAAATTTGATTTTCTAAGTCTAATCTTTGATTATTTAAGTCTAATTGATTCCCTGCCCCACTTGCAATTTCAGCATTTATAGCACTTAACTTTTGGTTCATCATGTCTATTTCTTTTTGAGATGCTTGAAAAGATTTTAGCTGTAAATTCATACTTGATCCGACACCTATTGCATAATTTTGAGCTAATGAAATCAAAGATTTTGTCTGTGCCGATTGTAATGATAAGTTTTTAAGTTGCGTATCATATAAATTAAAAAGCGATTTTTGGTCTGCAACCATTTGCTCGGTTTCACTAGCTATCCCTTTGCTTAATCTTAATGTTTCTTCTTTAAAATCATTAATAACCTGTTCAGTAGCCCCAAGTTCAATAGCATTGTTTAATTCGGCTTGCGCTGTTGCAAGTAATACCTTTTTGGAATCTATAGATTTTTGTAATAACTCTTTTGTATAAATATACTCATTATGTACTTTTTCCCTATCAATTTGACCAGTTAAATTCGCTTGATTAACAATAGTAGATAAATATCCAGATTGAGACTGGTACAACGCTTCTTGACTTTGAGACAATTTCCTTTGTTTTTCTTGTGCAACAGCTCGTTTGTCTTCATTGGCAGCTATCTCTCCCTGAATTTTTTCAACCTCTTCTAAATCAGATATAAAAGACGGGTCTAAGGAATATTTTGTTTCCGCAGCTATTTGCTTAGCAGTTTCATACATCTTTATCAAATCTTGTGGAACCTGCAATTGTTCTGAAAATGACATATTACGAATCTCTTCCATTCCCCCATATTTATCCAATTCTTTTTCATATTTTTTTTCATCTTCTTTTGCTAATGAATACTGTTGGTAAGTTATATCACCTCTTTGTTTTTCTTTTAATCTTTCTTCTCTTTCCTTTAATTCATCTTTTTTATCCTTTATTTTTTTGTTTAACTCCCCTACACTTTCTTCTGGCATTGAAGTTTCTACCAATGAAGTTCCGCTTGCTCTTTCTCCTGAAGCGACCCTAGATTCAATCCCAGCTTTCATTTGAGTTCTCATTCTTTGCATATAATCTTTAAGATAAATATTGGATCCTTCATTCAAATCTAATTTATCCATAGCATCACCAGCATACGCATAATTATAAGAATCTGCTCCAACCTGTTTTTTTCTCTTTTCTTCATTTTTTGAAAATGCAAGAGAATTTTCTTCCATATCTTTCTTTCTTTTAGCGTCTTCTTTACCATGCATTAAATAATCTATCCCATAGCCGGCCCCAATGCCAACTGCCGCACCAATAACAATAGGATTAGTCAATAAGGGCAACATTTTTGCCATCATAGGAAACATCTTCCCCCCCCATGAAGCTAAGGAAGCTATTCCTTTCCCCTCTTTTATTGCGCTTGCAGCATCCGAGACCTCTCCTAATCCATCTGCATTTTTAACATACATAGGATTAGATTTTGATCCTCTAGGCATTATAAGGTTTTTTATTTTATTTCCAGCTAATAATGCTCCACCAGCAATCCCCGCTACTTTAAATAAGGTAGAATGCTTTGATATAAAACTACCAACCTGAGATAAAATCCCAACCAAAGGAGAAAAGAAACCAATTAATCCTTTCCCCATTTCTGCTATTTTATCCATAAAAGCAGAAATTCTTTCTCCATTTTGTTCAACAAAACTAGCTATTTTTTCGACAAACGGTAAAAATATTTTTCCAGCCCCTAATGCCAATCTTTCAGATTGTTTCTTTAAGTTACTAAAAACTTCTTGAGTTTTAGCTATTTGTTTTTCTTCTGCAGTTGCATATCCTCCAGCTAAAGCAATAGCAGAAGAATATCTTTTATATTCTGCTAAAGAAATTTTTCCAGTCAATTGTAAAAGAGTAATATTATTTTTTAAATATTCAGCATTTTTAGAATTAAGATTAACTACAGCGTTTTCTAACGCAGGATACTTCTCTACTAATCCTCCTAAGGTTTGGATTAATTCTTTCATTATTTCAACGTTCCCGCCAGTTGCCTTACTTAAACGTATCATACTCTTTTCAAAATTTCCAACCGAAACAGTTGGCATAGTATTAGAATATAATTCAAATAGTTCACTACTGCTTTGTTTTGTTAAAGAAGTTGTTCTATTTAATTTTTCAATAGACCTTTGAACATTTCCCATCCCCCCACCAAAAGCTTTAGCTAACCCAGACATTTTTAACAAAGAAGCATTATATTTTTCTAATGTTTGTAATCCATTACTAGAAACTTTTCCGCTAAAAGCGTCTGCAAACATCCTAGTAACACTTCTTAAAGAATTTGAGGCGATAGAGCTTAGTTTATTTACTACTTTACTAGACCTTTCAACTTGGCTCTGCATTGTGGTAAATAATTTTGTGGATTTTTCTACTGCCTTAGATAAATCATTCTGACTTTTAGCTAAATTTCTATCTTGAGCTATAAGTTGAGATAATAAACTTTTAACAGAATTAATATTTTTAGCCGTTGCAGCAAAACCATTATTTTGAAGATTAATAATAATTTCCTGAACAATAGCTTCTTGTTGATTTGGAGCATCTGCCATATTGTTTCCCACAAAAAAATACTTAATATATGTATTAATAATATATTAAAATTATTTTTCTAAAAACCTTTAAAAAAAGACTTAATAACAATATTAAGTCTTTTTTATTAAAAATATCATATTTTCCTTTCAATTTATCCTAAAATAGATCCCACCTCTTGACTTAATTTTTCTGATATATAGTCTGCTATTTTAGGAGATAAAGCCCTTATTTGTTTCTCGTCTGGCTTAATATCATTTCCATCTTTATCTTTAAAAGACCATCTTTTTATTAATTTAGAAACCTTATTTAACTTATCGCTCATAGCATTAAAAGCAAATTGTCCATCTTCTGTTCCGAAAATTTTATTAGTTATATCTACAACATCTCCAAAACTAGGTCTTTTAAAGACTACAAAATGTCTCTCTATCTCATTTTCATTTACTTTAATATCTTTTTCTATATCTCCAATATAAATTTTCCCATCCTCATCTGTTCCTATAAAAAAATCTATTGTAATCTCATCATTTTCATCAATAAAAATACTTATCATATTAAATCTCCTTTTTTATTTTTTATTCTTATTTTTTATTCTTTCCATTTCTTGATTTTGAACTTTATTATAAACCGACATAATTTGAGTTAATCCCTTAAAATCTTTACGAGTTAATTTTCTTACTTGATCTGGAGTCCAATGAAATTCTTTTGCAAATAAAAAATATACTATTTCTTGAGGATAAGGTTTAACCGAAATCGGTCTGCCACGAGCAAAATCACTCGCGGCTATGGCTATTTTCCCAAATCATTATCCGAATAATCACTCATTTTCTCAAATTTTTGAAATAATTTAGTTAAAATACTTAATGGTAATTTATTAATAGTATCATTATTAACAGGAACAAGTTGTTCTTTATATGTTAAATTCCATTTTTTTAAACATCTCTTAATAACTGCATCTCTATATTTTGCTAAATTTATTCCTCTAGAAATTCCATCTTCTCCTTTTTCTGTAGAATATTCTACAATTTGATTATTATCTTCCCAGGAAATATTTTTCCATTCTGTTTCTATAATTTCTACTCCATTTTCACTATCTTTAAATAAAGTTTCTCCCTTTTCATCATCATAAATAACAATTCTTTTATTTTTACCTTCCACGACAGTTTTATAATATAAAGAAATATATAAAAGATCTGTATCAAATAAAGACATATTTTGGCTCCTATATTAAAAATATAATACTTATTATGTATCGAAAGATTTGAGAAAATAAATGAAAACTAATAATATTTTTGTTAAATATTATTAGTTTTTAATATGAAAAATATATTTAAAATTAATTAAAAAATTAGCTAGAAAAAGCAACATCCGTATTTAATAAAGGATCATCAAATAAAGAAAATGTTCCAGCAGCAGGAAGCGAATGCCAATTTATAGTAGTTTCAAATAATTCATTTTTTAATTCCATTTCTTCTAATTGAAAAATAACATTTGGAAGTTTAACACCAAATGTATTATTTAAAACTCCTGATGAATTAGCAACAAAACCAAAATTAATATATGAATATTCAAATGCGTAATCTTGATTTGTTCTGGCACATTGTGCCAAGGCAGGATGTCTTCCAAGAACAACAGTAGTCCCAGAAATTTCTCTTTTCTTAGGACCTATTGCCTGAGGAACTAGTTTTCCATTTAATGTATAAAACCTTTCTGCGTTATTATTAATATTGACATCATAAGATCTTATATATTCCCCACCGATCATAGGGGTTCCGCTTGGCATCCCTCTAGAGGGGAATATTTCAAATCTAGCGTCAGCCCAAGTCACAATTCTAGAGTTTTCTTTAGCTGTTCCGTAAGTTCCAGTCCCACTCCCGGAAGTATCATCAAAATTAAATTCCGTAAATGGAGAAAATGCTAAAGAATTATTTCCAGAAAAACCTGGCTCTACCCTATCTTTTGCAATAACTCCAACAGTTATATTAACAGCATCTGATTGAGCAACAGAAAACTTAAAAGTATTGATTATACATCCCAAATAATTAAAATCAGCCATATGAGAAGAACCATCATTTGGAGCATATCTTACATCAATATCCATTTCTAATAAACTGCCTATTGCTGCATCTCTTGTAATCGCATGTCTATAACAAGATTCGATAACAGATGCGCCCCCCTGTGGATCGTAAATAGCTGGAAAGGATACATCCCCCTCCATTTCCTTAGGGCCTAATTGATATACAGTCATATCATATCTGCTATCAATTACATTTGGTTTTGTTATTTCTTGTTTCGCTGCTAAACTAGTAGACGTTGCCCTTACAATATAGGGATTTTCTCCGTTGGGTCTAAATCTTATAAAACCAACATAACCCATATAGGCAGGAGGGATATTAGGAATAGCCATATTTTTATATCTCCATTTTTATTTATTCATAATAAAATATATTATTAAATCTAAAAAATTATTATTACTCTTCTACTGTTCTCCATGAAGAGGTGTCATATCCAGCCGCCGTGCATAATATAATCCAATATGGAGGAACAACGTTTGTCCCCTCGGCAGAACCTGATGGGTCATCTAAGCTTGTATATTTCCAATTAATAGAATTAACGTATGCGGTCAATTTTTCTACAGAGGTTCCAGTTGTAGTTGCATTATTAATAACATAATTATTAACGGCTCTAACCCCCTCTAAATAAGGGGTTGTGCTACCAACTAAAGCTTTTACTGAAGAATAAGAAGCGTTAACTAAATTTAATAGAGCAACCTCAACATTAACTGCTTCTGTTGCATCAGGAGACCCGCTTCCATCTCCTGGAACGTAATTTGAAGTAGTAATATCTACAATAGCTTCAACAGCTTCTAAAATATAAATATCTGCCCCAGCAATAGCTTCTCTGGATTTGTCAAAGTATCTCGCTATTTTTTCATAAAGATCTTTATTTAATTGAGCCATTTATTTTCTCCTGATATTTTTTTTATATCTTTTTATTTTTATTCTACTTTAAAGATATAACTCCTTTTTTTTATTTTACAAAAATATTCTTCTTTTTAAAATTAATGCAACTTTAACTCATATCTTCGAGTAAATTGTAATTCTTCCTCTTCAGCAAACCATTTAATTGTAGCAGCCTTTAATAGGTCTCCTTTATGCACAGTGACAAAATCAATATTACTTGGCCAAGAATTATATATAAATCTATGAGGCAAAATAACAGAAGTATCTGAGGCTAAAAAATTAAAAATAACAGGATGATCTAATTTTACAGAATAATCATCAGTATCATATAAGTTCATAGCCCAACATTCTTGACAAGAAAATTCATCCTCTAATATAATATGAGGATGCCTACTAACTTTTTCCCTATCATTAACCTGTATATTTATATCCCCAACAACAATATCTTCCCTTAATGAAATAATATCATAATCATCTATTAAAGGCATAATATTTCTTTTTAATCCTTTTTGAATAGTATTCGCTACTTGCATCAAAAATCTATATCCTTCCTCATGAGTAGATGCCTGAACAAAAACAGATATCTCTAATTCATATCTTTCTTTTGAACTTTCTAATGTGAACCACTCTGAAGAACTACTAGAGCCATTAATAGTTATAGCAGGTAATCTTGGGATTACATCTGGGTTTCCTATATATATTCCTTGTATTATATTATTATTAATAGTTTTTATTAAAATAGTATTTTCACTAGTAGTCCAATCATTTAACACTGGATTATATAAAGTTATTATATGATTATTTCTATCAACACTTTCAATAGTTAGCCCTTCTTCATAGACAGAACTATTTTTAAGCATTAATTGATCCCCAGGTTCAAAGCGAATACTATTTTGAACAGAGATAGTAGTATCCCCCCTACTTACATTAACAGAAATAGGAGATGCTGTGTTCACCCATTTATGAACTATTCTTCGAACTCCGTCGATGACTGCCTCTATCCCCATTTAATCCCTCATTATATCCTTAAATTGTCTCATTATAATAGCTTGTATTGTTTTTTTATCTATTTCTTCTAATTCTTCTGGAGGAGTTTCTGTTTCATCAAATTTTTTTCCATATAAAACAGCATCTATTCTAGCATCCATTCTCGCATCTGCGTCTGAATAAGCTTTTCTTAACTTATCAGGGACCATTCCGCCTTCTTTCATTTTTATATTTTTTTCTAAATTATTAAAAAAATGTATTACTTTATCATTATTATCCATAGTTTATTTCTTGTTCGAAGCATTAATTTTTTCTGATAATCCATATTGATCAACTAAATTAGAATTATAAAACCTTCTTCCTATACGATGTATTCCGTGTAAAATAGTAACTCCATCTAAAATATTTTGAATATCATTATCTCCTAAAGTTCTTATTTGTTCTCCAAATTTTGAAGAATTAGGAGATGATTCTGCGGCGAAATATTTATCATAAATAGTTGCCGCTGCGTATCTTGCAGAAATAAATCTTATTGGATCTGGATAAGAAACTCTAACTATTCTACTATCTGCGGGGAAATTAAATAAAATAGGTTCTTCTGTTTCAAAAACTGTAGAACTAACAATATCTACAATAGTATGTCTTTCTTCATTATCTTCATAAATTAAAATTACCTCATCTCCAATTTGAAGAGGACAAACTCTTTCTGTTATAATATAAGAATTATATTCATAAATATCTGAAAATAAAACAGTTTCAAAATTAGCTGTTTCGCAAAATGGAGTTACATATAAATTGGTTAATCTTCCATCTATTTCTCTATCTGCCATTTGAATATAATAATCAACTATAGAATTTGTTATCATATTTTTATCAAAGCTATTACCAATATTCAATAGGCTGGAATAAGAATTTAACGAATCGGGAGTAGTCGCAGTTGACGAAGTTAAAGCCTGAGCAATGACATTCTGAACATCTATTCTAGAACAATATCCCATTTATTTTCTCTCAAAAAAAAAGAAATCATATATTTCTATATAATTTCTTTTTTTAATCAAAAAACCTTTATTTTTAATATTTTAAAAAATTATTCTAAGATTTTCTCTATTCCAGTATCCATCATCTTCTTTTGGGTTATAATAGCTTGAGTTAAACATCCTTTAACAACAGCATTTCTAACATCTTTAGCCATTCTTATTTCTTTAACTTTAAATGGAAGATCTAAGTTTTGGATAACTTCAGATACCTTATTTTTAAATCCATTAGGCATTGATGTTCCTCCAGCAATAACTATATCTAAGGGAGCATCAAATTTACTTTTTACTTCAGAAAATTTTGAAGCAAAGTTCTTAAATGTATATTCTAACATATTTGAATAATAGGCATCTAAAGCGAAAATAACATCATCCTCATCATCCATATTATCAAAATCTAATTTATTTTCTTTTAGTCCAGTCACCTGCGCTAATGGGGTATCTGTTTGTTCTGAGACTTTCCGGTCTATAAAATCTCCTGACCTATTTGAACTCATCCCTATAATTTGCAAGCCTTTATATGCTAAAACACAATTTACCCTACCAGACCCAAAAGAAATTCCAATACCAGAATAAGGAGACTCTGTTCCGTCTTTTTCTATCATCATTGGTCTTTCCGATAATATTACCGCAAGACCCTCCTCTATAACCTTTGTTTTATATCCCAGCCGCTTCACCATCCCCTCTAATCTAGCTCTATGAAAGGTATTATCAATATTGCTATCAATCGATTCTGATGACACACAAAAGCATACAACTGAATTATCATCTGTTGCTTTCCCTATTGCGTCTTCTAACATTTTAGTCATAACTAATACTTTTTTATCTTCCCCTTTATTTAAAACTCCATCCTGCATAGGTCTTCTTAATTCTACTTTTCCTGGGAACATTTTTGCTACTCTTAAACTATCTTCCCCAAGAATATAATATTTTTTATCATCTTTAATATATTGCCACTTATTTTGAGTTAAAATTTGCTCCATATCCTCTGTAGCATCCATCTCAACAAAAGAATTTCTCATTGTCTTATAAACAATCTCATTTCCTATTTTTTCTGCTGTTTGAAAAAACATTGTTCCTGGATCATTACCTATCGCTCTACTCATATATTAATCTCCCAACATACTTTCTAATTCTGATATACTATTATCTATAGTTTTATCTTCAGAATTTACTTTTTGATAATTTATTTCACTTTTTTCTACTTTTTTAGAAACTCTATCTATAGTTCTCTTATGAATATCGGACAAAACATCATTATTTATTGAATTATCTTCTATATTTTTATTAGAAACATTTATATTGTTTTTTCCAACAAAAGAAGATAAAATAGATATTAATTCATCTTTAGAAATTCCATTATTTTGAGATTGAGAAGGGATAGTTCCAATTAAACTCTCTTTTACCCCCTTAATAATATCTTGTTTCATCTGTTCTATATCTAAACTTTCTGTATTTTTAGGAAGTTCTTCTTTCTGTATCTCATCTATATTTTTTTCATCTTTATTTTTAACCTGTAAAATACCCTTAAAAAATAAAGACTTTAAACATTTAGATTTATTAATATCTTCCCTAGAGATAAATCTATCAAGGTCTATACCTTGTCTAGGCCCTAAAGTAATTTTTATGTCAGATATAATAACAGTTTGCTTTGTTGTATTTACTATAAGATACATATTTATAATCTTTTAACTTTGGGGAAAGGAGAACTTAATGATATCAAAGATATTATATTTTCTTTTTTACATTCCCTGCATATATAATAAATTTTCCCATCTTTAAAATTTATTTCTATATTTGGGTCTGTATCATGATATCTACAAAAAGAACAAACCGTTGTTATATTCATTGAAAAATCCAATTTATTTTTTAAAAATATTATATAGAGTTCTATATATCTCTCTATCGGATTTTTCCATTAAATTTTTAACATTTTGAACACATGCGGTCTTAAACATAATAGATTTAGAATACATTTTATTTAAAGCGTATTTCTTCGTCCAATATTTATTATATGCAATTTGAGCTTCTTTAGCTTGTTCTGGAGTAATATTGTTTTGTTCTAAAAGTTTTTCTATTTGTTCTTTTATCGATTCTATTCTTTTTTTAAGGTCTTCTATCCCTAAATACTTACTCCCAATACGTTTTTTATCAGATGGGTTTTCTTCATTAAACTTATTTACCGATTCAATAACATCTACAAATCCATCATCAAGTAATCTAATTTTATTTTCTATTTCAAACAAAACTTTAGGGGCCAAAGACATATTAAAATTAAGATATATAGAATCGGGAAGCCTTTTTGTTCTTGACCACTCCTCGATTCCAATTGCTTGCTCCATTGTTTGCGCTGGCAATCCTCTCTTTTCTAAAATTTCATTTTTCTTTGCTACATTATTTTCTAATTTTTTATTATATACTTCTACCTTCTCTTCTAACATTTTCTCTAATTCTTTTTTTCTTCTCTTCTTATCTTTATATAGCTTAAGTGTTGGGGTATATTCTTTCATAAGAATATTATATTGATTTGTTATATTTTTTGTCACATCTTCTATTTTTGCATTAAAACTAGAGGGACTAACCTCCCTATCGGATTTTCCAAATAAATATTCATATTCTTTAGTTTTTAAATCTTGAACTTTAGCATGAGGTTTAACCATTCCTTCAAAAAGCTTAAATGTATCTGGAGAAAATTCTCCTGACTTTTTCATCTCTATTAAATCAGGTAGAATATCTAAAAAATAAAACTGAGGGTCTGCTCTTAAATTTAATTTATTATACCCTTCTCCCTTATTTTCATAATCCCATTTTTCAGGGTTTTTACTTTTTTGATAAAAATCAAAATACCTACTATTAATAAAGCTTTCTTTTGGAATTTGTCTTCCACTCTTACGAGCAGTTTCAAATTTTCCTACATGCCTTGTATCTTTAAGCTGAAGTATAGTCCCTTTTATAAAATTTATCATTTTTTGAGTATCTTGGGGGGATGCTTCCATCGAATTCACATTCGAGAAATATTTTAATAAATTATAATTTTCTGCCCCTTCTTGTTCTGAAAAAGTTTTTATAATATTTTGAGGGTCAATATTCCCAGAATTATATTCATCTCTTATCGCCATTTTTAATTCAGCCATTTTTAAAGTCGGCTCATATAATCCAGTAGAAGTTATAAATCCCTTCTGAGATTCTTTTGTAAAAAACGGAGGAACATCAATATCATTTGATTTTATCTCCATTGATTTTTTATATAATTCTTCAGCAGATAAATTTTCTATATTATCTACCCCAACGCTTTCATATAATTTTTTCACATAATCATATGGAATATTTAAATCTCCATTTTTACTTTTATAGGTTATTGTTCCTTTTCTCTGCATTTCCATTGTTACATCTGGATTATTAACTATATTATCAAATTGTTCTATTAAAAGATTAATATATGTATTTAATTTCTCAAGTTTATTATAAGAATTAATATCCCCAGTATTAATTGCGCTATTAATTTTTTGAGACATCACTTCTTTTATCTTTTGGCTAAATTTATAAAATTGCTCTCCTAAATAAAATTTAACAAAAGAAGAAACCATCTTTTCTAAATCATTTTTCTTGTTATTTACAAAGTCAAAATTTCTTCTTACATCTTGCAAGTGTTCTTGTCTATCATTAGATAATCCCCTATTCCCTACCCCTCCACCATCTTCTCCAACAGGGACATCATATGATAAACTATAACATTTATCTAATAAGCATTTAGAACTAATCCATTCTTCAATTACTGGATTCTCCTCTTTAATAATATTTAAAATTAAAGATTTTAATGCAGAACTTCTTTGTTCTAACATCTGTAAATATATTTTTTTATCCCCTTGTTTTTTTTGCTCTTGAACATCCTCATAAGAAGGACGAACAATATCTAATTGCCTATTCTTTTTAAAAAAATCTTCTAAATATTTAGGATAAGCTAATTCTCTTATATTAAATAGTGCCTTACTAGATGTTTCGTCTAATAAATTTTGCGGAATCCCCTTATTTGATAATATTTCTCTTAATCTCTCAAATTTTTTATCAGAATCATTTTCTAAATATGTTTTATATAAAAAATCTGCTTCCTCTTCTTGTCTTTGTTTATAGTCTAACTTTGGGTCAACTTGTTGAACTGGTTTAATCTGTTGCGCAGGAGAAGTTCTTCCAAAAAATTTATTTAAATAATTATCAGCTAAATTTCCTTGTAACCTTTTTCTTACTAATAATTCAAAATATTGCTTTTCATTCTCATCTTGTAATGCATTTCTTAAATAATTAGGAACATATGAAAAATCTAAAGTAGATGATGTCTTATCTATATAATCATTCATTAAATGGCTTATTGGACTGACATATTGATTCTGCTGATTAGGAAGCCCCATAGTCCCAACCCCAACATTGTCATCTTCTCCCTCAACATCTTCGTCTATATAATTGCCTTGCTGATCAATATATCCAGCTTTTTTCTTAAAAATATTATCGCTCTTAGCTTTTTTATAATTAAAAATTCTTTCATTTGAGTTAAAATTATGTATCTTTTGAAGTATTTTTTTTAAAAAAGACATCTTATTCTCCACTTTTAATAGAATTTATAGTAGAATATTATTCTATTTTTATCGTTATATCCCTTTATTTTTTATCTAAATCTTCATATTTTTTCTCTATACGAGCAACTACTGGATGTCTACAAATATCTTCTTCAGTTAATTCGACAATATTAATATCTTGAACATCTCTAAATCTTTTTAGGGCATCACTCAATCCATTTTCCCCTTTAATATCAGATTGATTAGGATCTCCAGTAATCACAACCTTGCAATTATCTCCAATTCTTGTTAAAAATGTCCTTAATTGTTTAACGGTGGCGTTCTGGCTTTCGTCCAACAATACAAATGCATTTTTAAAAGTAACTCCTCTTAAAAACGCTAAAGGAATTGTTTGTAACATATTTTCTCTGGATAATTTTTCTATTGCATCTGCATCCATATAATCTGATAAAAAGTCAAAGATAGGCATCATATAAGGAGATATCTTTGCATTTAAATCTCCAGGTAGAAACCCTAAATTTTCATCATTAGCTTCTACACAGGGTCTTGTAAAAATCATTTTTCCATATTCTCCCTTAGAAAAAGATTTTAACCCACTTACAACACTCAACAACGTTTTTCCAGTTCCGGCATTACCCGAAACTATTGTAATTAAATTATTTTTTATCGATTTGAATAACTCTATTTGATTTGGTGTCCTCGCAGCCAAACTTAAACTTTTTTTAAATTTTATTCCTAAAGAAAATTCTTGATCTTGATTTGCGGTCTTTTCACACGGTGTAACGCCCTTAATTTTCTTTTTACTCAATTTTCCTCCTTTTTAAATAAAATATTATATAATTTTTTTACTCTTCTCTAAAACATTACTAGATGCGGGAAGCAGCAATACAACATCTGGGTTATTATGACATTCCTCGGCAATAATCCCTCCACAAATTAAGTTATAACTTGAAATAGCTGCTCCATTTACTCTTTTTGTAACATTCTTCCAAAAAGCTGTTGGCAAATAAACACTTTTTCCATTTAAAACTTTTCTTCTAATATCTAATAAGTCAAAATTATAAATACTTTTCATTTCTTCACTAATATTATAAATTAAATTTCTATTTAATAAATCTTCCCACCCGTCATCAATACAGGATTTTATTAAAAGATCTTGGTCTGTTCTACTTAAACTTTTAAAAATTATTTCTTTTTGATTAAAAGAAAGGGAACTTACATAATGCCAATACTCAGAAAAGTCTTTAAAAATATTCTTTTTCTTTTTCTTATTTGCCATTTTTAATCTCCTCTAGATGTATTAAAAAAAATATAATATTAAACTAAGGCAAAACTTTTATATCTATCGCATGATGTCCTACATATAATAAACAATCTACATTATTCTTTTCTAAGAACTCTTCCCATGATTTTCTTACTTTTTCTATTTCTTCTTCAGAAGCATGTTTTGTTTCTGTCCCAACTTTTATAAAAATTAATTTTCCATCTAACTCTTTATATATTTTCTTTTTATTATGAGAAACCTTTTTCTGAATATCTACAATATCTTTATCTTTTTTTTCTATAATATCTTCTTTAATTTCAGAAAAACCAGTAGTTTCCATATCTTTTTTTTCATCTTTCATTTATTTTCTCCTTTTTTTAAAATATTTATTTTCTCTCTCCTAGGAATTATATTTATGTCTCCGTGATGTAAAATAAAAGAATTTTTATCATCTAATGTTTTATCACAAAATTTTAAAATCATCTCTGTATCTACTCTTATAGGTAATTTCATTAATATTAACTCTTTAAATGTTTTAGCTATCCCTCTAACAATAGGAATATCTTTAGCTATCATATCACATAATTCTGTTGATGGTGTAAATTTAAATTCTGCACCATTAAAAGCATATTCTTTTATTTTTCTTATTACATCTTCAGTTAATATATTCATTTTTTCTCCTTTATATTAAAAATACTACTACTAAAAACATCGGCTATTTTGACAATATATAAATATCAACTGTCTTTTTGACATCTTAAAAAATATAAAAACCTTATTAATTAATAAAAAATAATGGATATATAAAATGGCATACTATTTGCTATATATAAAAATAATATTATTAACATTTTTTTAAATAAGGAGATTTATATGTTTCAATTACAAAACAGAACAGGAGTAAACCCAATGGCAAAATTCGGAGATGCTTACGACCAATTAGGAAAAGAATTCGATGATATCTTTCATTTTTTTGGATTTCCTACTACAAATGGACTAAATAATTGTCCATCTTTTTCTCCTCCAATTAATGTCTCAGAAACAGATACTAATTATTTAGTAGATGTTGAACTTCCAGGATTAAAAAAAGAAGATATATCGATTAATGTTTCTGATAAAAATGTATTAGTAATAAAAGGAGAAAAAAAGAAAGAAACATCAGAGAATAAAAAAGAAGTATATCAATATGAATTTGTTTATGGAGCTTTTCATAGAGAAATGTCTCTCCCCGATAATATAAATAAAAAAGATATAAAAGCTTCTTGCAAAGAAGGAATATTAAAAATAGAAATTCCTAAAAATAAAAAAGAAATTCTGCCATCTCAAAAAATAGAAATAACCTAAAATTGTTAAAAATCTATTTCAATAATAAAAAACCCCTTAATTTTAAGGGGTTTTTTTATAAATTTATTTTTTAAAATATATCTAAAAATTAAGACATCTGTTCGATATTAATTATTTCTGCATCTATCTCGTTATCTAAATATTCATCAATAGGAGTATTGGTAATATCTATATCTCCATCTCCTAATACTTTAAATATCTTTTTCCATTCAATAGTATTTTTAGTCTTATTATATTTATATTTTAAATATACAAATACAGTAATAATTTTTCCAGAATAAAACGAGTTATATTGTTCTATTTCATTTTTATCTCTAGTCCAATTATAAAAATCTTCCCAATTAACATCAACTTCAATAGGATTTTTAGAAAAATCTCTAATAACTATTTCATCTTGAAACTCTTCTCCAATTGATCTATTAATATCAAAATCAGTAACCCCTTCTGGATAGCCTTCATAGCTACTCCCCATATTAGATTGAGCAATTTTATATTTATTTGTAATTATCTCTTTCATTTATATCTCCAAAGAATTTATTTTTTAAAGTTTTATTATAACCCTACCGACTAATCGCCTATTAAAAAATCCCTATTCTTGATATCGGCATATTCGAGACCCCGACCTTCCCATTATTAACGATTATGGGGTCTCCGTCTCCAGTAATAATATCTGATTTTGCAATGGGAGCAGCACTGGATATAGTTGTTACGTTTACGCCGCCGTCTGCGTTTGTTCCTTCTGAGTATATCTGCCCATAGAATTTTGCAGCAGTGTCTTCTGCTAAATCCGATTTTAATTTAACAAATAAATTGCTCTGACCGGCGGCAAAAACAGGTAATTCCACCAAAAACCCAGCCTGGCCTGTCGAAGTAATTGGAATTGCAACTGAAATCGCAGGCATCATATATGCCAAAATGTCTTTAGTGCTTGCAGCATAAGGTTGTAAAGTAAAATTATGTGCGCCAGCCGTATTCAAATCTATTATATAAACACCCAAGAAAAATTTACGGGCACGAAACGGTAAGTTAATAATTAAATTATCAAACGAAACATATAGAGCCGTACCATTCAAAGAGATACCTTTAGCTGCTGTATAAATATCTACTCCAGTTTCCTGAATACTACCAGTGTATAAACTAAGCATTTTTGACTCCTTGACATATAAATTCTAGGCAACTGCGACTTCTTAAAGGTCTAGGTATCTTGCATCCTTCTGCACCTAAAAACCCATTTTGTTCATCCCATAAACCATTTATTAAGTTTCGCTCTACTTGTGTGAATCTTAGCTCAAATTCTAAATCAGAATAAGCTCCCTTACATTGCACACATATATTATTACAACAATCAGGATGTCCATTTGGGCAATTCATATCGCAAATTGGATTCTCAATTAGCTCCAGTAGAGATTTATTGTGCTTTCCTAATGAGTCAACATAAGCATTCCTTTCTACCTGCGTCATTGTTTCTAACTCTTCTCTTGTTTTTCGTTGCATACTATGCTCCTCATATTAGCAAAAATCTTTGTGGACTTTCAATGTGACAAAATGCCCCATTATCTATTTTTTTTGTGATTATTACACGATGTTTTTGTCCGAAATAAGAAATCTGTTTTTCTCCTGACACTACAGAATCTATTAGACCGCCATCACCAGTTTTCCCCGCATGAACCTCTATAACATTATCCACATTCTTAAACGCCAATGGAACGCCTTCGTATTTTTGAACAATTTGCCCATCACCAATAAAAATGTTATTTGACAGTGAAGCAAACTCAAAACTGGATTGACCGTATAGGATTCCATCATAATCCTTATAGTCAAGCCCAAAGTTTCTGTAAATTTTCTTACCATTCAAAGTAACTTCAGAGGACAAAAATGATTCTGGTGTTACTGGTTTTCTCTGCTCCCATAACCAAGCTCTTGTGCTTTTTCTGTTTTCACCAGCCGCCGCGAAATACTGCTCGCCAAAATCAGTCACATCAAAGGTATTAGCAGTGTCAGTCCATCCTTTCCACGAGCCTTGTACTAGCGGACCGTCCCAATAAGTATCTTTATCTACAGAACTTGGCGAATTAGTCTCGGATGCCGTATGAGCTATTTTAGGTCTATAAAACTCTCCATTAAAATAACTCACTCCTCCAGCTATTGAAATTACGCGACCTTCATACCACAAAGCGGTTGTTTTATAAATGTCTCCAATGCTGGAATGGACTGCATTGGTTAATACAGGAAAATACCATTCTGGAGTAATTGGAGACATATCTGAAACAGCTTGTAAAATCCCGTAGTATGAAATGGGATCATCTGTAGAGCCGGTGAAATAAAAATCTCTCCCCGAAACACTATCCCATTCACCGGTAGCAAAAACAATTGGAATATGAGCAATATCTAAAAGAGAATTTCTTAACATGTCTGAATTTTTCTTATTATAATATACAGACGTTTCTCGGTACAAATCTCTTGAATAATAAGAGGAACCTTGTTTAACCCCAAATCCAGTAACAACTGCACCAGCAAGCATGTCTCGCAAATACCAAGCAGCATCAAAAATCTTGATTCCGCCCAAAGAGTAGCCGGAATAATAAATTCTATCACTGTCTGGAGGGCTTAAAGTTAAAGCTCCTGAACTCCATGAAGTAGTACACTCTTCGGTATCATAAAAAACAACAGTCCCATCTAAAATTTCATCAAGAAGCAAGTGCAAAATTCTAAAGCCTATTCCATTTCCTGGATAGTTATTTAATGGATTATAGAAATCATTTATCTCGGAAGACACATACGGAAAATCTAACCATTCCGAGTAATCATAAATTTTTGGCAAGATTGAAATGCAAGGATAATCCTCCGAGGTATAAAGGGCGGGGGGGACATCCTCATCAGAGAATGCCGTTTGGTTAACCGGCGCAGAAGACGATGGAGTACTATACCCCATATCTTGATAGTACGTATTTGCGCCTCCACCTGCTTGCAAAATCAAAATAGGATACGCTGCCAAACCAGAGGTATCATCCGGATTCGGCATCTGTATCCAGTATTCCAGTGGCTTTGATAAACCGGAAATTCTACCGGTGTACGGGTAAAAGCATTTATAGTAACCTCTTGAATAGGTTCCCATTATGATTTTACTCCAATATTAACAACATCCCCGTCCGCACCAGAAATCCAAAGTAAAG